GTTTCTGTGTAATCAGCATCCTGGTCAATAGTGATGTTTTGTATTGTTGCCATTAGTCAACTTCCTATATATTAAATCTTTCTTATATTTATAAGTTTTTAATATACTATTTAGTTTTCTTACAGGCTGAAGGTAATCCAAGTTTTTCTCTTCCATCAAATAGATTTACATCTTTAAACTGACCATCTACATGATTATAATGAAGAAAGACTTGACCACAAACTTCACCTTCAAATGGTTCTCTCCAGTGTTCTAACTCACAACCACTATATACTAACATATCCCCTACTTCAAGATCAACTCTTGCACCTATTGGCGCATTAGATTTATGTATATTTTTATATTCGTCTATGACATTATCACTACCCGTTCCATCTATGAATATTGACCATGGATCACCTCCTAAATGAATAGTAGTAGATATTTCACAACTTGGTCGATCTTTATGTCTTTTTAATATATCACCTTTTTTATATACTCTCGCATAAGAATATGTTGGTAATAATTGTAATCCTGTTTCTTGTTGCATTTTTGGTAATACTTTCATCATTAAAGTTTCCATTACAAAATCTGCATAACAGGAGTAAGTATTAGGTATTTGTTGATCTGTCCATGATCCAAGAATAGAAGACTGTGAATGTATATTGTTTTGATACATATACTTAACAGCATCTCTTTTAAGTAAGAAGTAGTTAAATATAAAATTAGCTAATTCATAAGAAATTGCATTTTTAATTACTTGATATTTTTTTGTTTTAAACATATTTTCTCCTTATGTAATCATGCATTTTTGCATAAAATTAAATGATACAGATATTCTTATATCATTAGATTCGTTAGGATCAACACAATGCATTAACCATGATGGAAACATAATACATCTTCCAGCAATAGGTTTGTAATGTGTTTCTCTAAGTAGTCTTGTAGGTAACTCACCTGATTTTTGTCTAGGTCTACACATGGCTGCTGATGATCTTGGATCATCTATCTTTAAATCACCACAATTTTTAGGTGTTTTTATCCAATAGACACCTGACCATAGAGAGTTAGGATGTTGATGAGCACGATTCATACCACCTGGTGGATTAATATTAGCCCACATATTACCTAAAAAAGGTTCACTTTCATAATGTTCTTGTTGATAGATAGTTTTTTGACATTCATATAGCATTCTAACTAAATTTTGATACTCAGGAAGTTCATTCATATTAGTAGGGGAATGCCAACCTTGAACGTTTGTTCTTGTTATACCTTTATCTTTATTAGACCAAGCTACAATATCTCTTTCTAATTCTTGATTAAGAGTTGGATGTTTTATATCGGCAATATAGATAGGTGTTGGAAAATGTAATTCTCTAAACATTATTTAAACGGTGTGCCTCCAAACCACATCACAAGTGATTTTCTGTTTCCTGTTATAACTGGCGTCACTCTATGATTTATAAATGAAGCAAAAAATATTGCGTGACCTTGTTTAAGTTTTGCAACATTACCTGGTTTCGTTAATTCTAAATCTCCACCTTCAAATTCTGACTCAGGAGATAATAAACAAGTCATTGATATTTTTCTAACAGGTGGTTCATGTGTAAAAGTAACATCATTATCAACGTGCCATTCATAAAAACCTCCCTCTGGATATTCTGTGTATTGTGCCATTTCTGTAATAGTCATTCCATCAAAACCAAAATGATTACCATTAGTAGTTTTCATAATATTCTCAATGTCTTTATACATATCAATCATTTTTTTAAATGGTATCCAACTAATATGTGAGGTTCTAGTTTTAGTATCTACTTCACCACCTTTAATTCCTTTTTTGTTGCCAACTCCTGCATTTTGTTTAGGTTCAGCTCTTCCAGCTGCAATAATCATATCACATTGTTTAGGTGTAAAAATTGGTGTAGTTGTTTCTACTACATAAGATTTCCATCGTGGTTCTGTTATCATATTAATACCCGTATTCTATCCAACCCGTTATTATATATTTGTCATTCGATAGAGGAGGGTTGCCTCTATGAATATGCGTGAATTGTGACGGCCAAACTAACAACGTATTTTTTTCTGGTTTGAAACGACACTTTTGATATAAAAATTCTGTCTCCCCACCTTCGGTTACATCATTTAGATAAACCATAAAAGCTAATATTCTATTTCTTGCTTTCATCTCAGCATTTTCACAATGCCATGTATGATATCCTTCACCCACTTTTGTTTTCTGTATCTTAACTTCTAGTATGTTGTGTGTAGCTAATTTTTTTAGATAAGAATATTTCTGAACATATAAAGGATACACTTCTTTAAAAAATAAATCTATAAAAGGTTTGTTATTATAAGTCATTGCAACATTGGTATCTGTTATAGTGTTTATTACATTATCAGACACTAACATTTCATCTTCTTTTCTTGGATATACTGCACCTTGTTGCTCACACTTATTAAAGTAATCTTTATAATCTTCTATCAATTGATCTGGCATAAAGTTTTTAAATATACCAATATGATCATCTTTAATTAAATATTGTTTATCCATTAACTAGCCCCTCTATTTTTAATTGGGTCAAAATTTACATCACAATTCGCAGCAAGTGTTCTTCGTGTTTCAGTAGTACCATTGAAAGGATAAACACAATGCCTCATGTCATAAGGAAACACATAAAAATCTCTAAGGTCCATTGGTGGTTGATAATCGATCTTTGCAAACTGACCATTAGCTGCACCTAGTATTTGTAGTTTACCATTTTGTGGTATCTCAGCATTAGAATATTCTTTACCAAAAGTTGATGGCATTTTTAAAATCATTACAGAAGATAAACCTGTAAATAACATTCCTCTATGAATATGTGTTGGATTGTATTCATGCGCTTTCATCTCATTCACCCAAATAGAGTTTAAATGAGTATCGTATTCTCTAATTTTATTAAAAGCTAGATAGTGTTTAAACACAGTCATAAAATAATCTGTTACGTTTATAGGTAATAGATTATGATTCTTCATCTTAGATTGATCTTGACCATTATAAAATAAAGAATGTTCGTTCTCTATCTTGCCTACTAATTGTTTATTAGCTGGTTCAAGTCTATGAAAGTTTTGTTCGTATATTTGATTAATCGACTGAAAAATGTCTAATGGTACTTGATACTTTAAAATTGATTGACCTAAAAATACAAAATCAAAATTAAGATTTTGGTTTTCCATGTTGTTCAATTTTTTCTTTCTCTTTGTAACTAGTTTCCAATTCACCAGATTTTCTAATTCTTTTTAATGATTCTAATTGACCCATTACATTAAATATATCTGTATCAGACGAATTTGCATTTAATGTTTTTGCCTTTTGTGCATAGTGTAAACCATAAGATTCTAATTGATGTTGATTAACATCTTTGTCATTAAAAGAACCGTCATTAAATTCTTTCTTTAATCCAGACCACATACCAATTTCTCTCATTCTATGTTTTGCAGTTTTTTCCATAGAAGCTTTACCAAACCTAGCTTCATCTAAATCTATTTGATATTTAGTTAATTTGTATTCATCTGTTTCATTGTCTACTTTTTTTTCTAGGTATTTAATTTTTGCGTCATTTCTTCTATAATCAAATGACAACGCCATTAAATTATCTAAATAAGTTGATTGTTCTCTAACACATTGCCAATATTTTGAAGCTTTAGTTGGATATCTATTGTCTTGTAATACAGAAAATCTTGCTTCAGTTTCAGTTCGAAACATTTGTTTTTTAGTCCAAGTATCTCGCAACTCTTCCGTCATTGCCTTAAAATTGTTAAGGTCTTCTGTGTTTAATAGATTGTTTAGGTTGGGGGTCTCGTTTTCGATAAGACTTTTAATGTCTTTTTTTATTATATCGTCACTCATTCAACTCTCCTTATTATATAGTTATAATGTTATTATTATTTATAAGACTTTTATATTAAGATGTAGAAATAATTTCTCTTAGATTTCCATTACCGTACCATTCTTCAGTAGACGCTACATATGTTGTTGTGTAACCACCAGAAGCTAAAGCATTTGTTGAAGATCCTGATCCTGCTGATTGTCTTCTTGCTATATTCATAGCATTCTCATTAGTCCAGTTCGTTCCATTCCAAGATTCTGTTGCATTTGTATTAGAACTAAATGGATTATCTCCACCAAATCCCAAAGCAACCGTTGAAGTTCCAGTAGCAGAAGATCCATTTCTTCCAGAATTTAAATCATTTACTTCTGTCCAATTTGAACCATTCCATAATTCTGTTGCAGTCACAGCTGGATTTCCACCAAATGCTACAGCAGCTGTATTGTCAGTACCAGTACCAGTTACGGACGATCTAGCAGTATTCAAATCCGCAACTTCAGTCCAGTTTGTTCCATTCCATAATTCACAAACAGCAGTATTAGCTGGAGCATCAGTTCTTCCGCCATATCCTAAAGCGGATGTTTGCGTTCCGTTGCTACCTAAACTTTTTCTTAAAGTATTCATATCATTAACTTCAACCCAAACTGATCCATTCCAAGATTCTGCATTTACTAAACTAACACCAGGTCCTTCTCCAGTAAAAACTAAACACGCTGTGTTAGTTGCTCCAGCACCACCTAATTGTTGTCTTGCTGTATTCATATCATTGACTTCAGCCCAAGTTGTTCCATTGTAAGATTCTGTTAAAGCTGAGTTAGGCGGAGTTTCTCCAGCAAAAGCTAAAGCAGCATCTTTTGTTCCAGCACCAGCTAAAGCAGCTCTAGCTGTATTCATATCACCACCAGTAATCCATCCACCAACAGCAAGTCCTGAGTTCCATTCTTCGGTTGATGCTGTTGCAGAATTACTTGATAGTTCTCCACCAAAAGCTAAAGCAGATGTTGTATTTCCTGTTGCCCCCAAACCTATTCTACCTACACTTAAACCACTAACATTTGTCCAATTTGTTCCATTCCATTGTTCAACCATTTTTCCTTCCACATCAGCTGCTTCTCCACCAACCATTAAAGCAGATGTTTGTGTACCTGCACCACTTGATTGTGCTCTTAATGTGGTTACATCATTAACTTCAGTCCAGTTAGTTCCGTTCCATAATTCTGTTTTAGCAGTATCAGTAAAAACAGGACTACCTGCATAACCACTAAATGCTAATGCAGCTTCTCTTGTTCCTGATGTTCCCATGTACCAAGAACCTGTATTTAAATCATTTAATTCAGTCCATGATGATCCATTCCATAATTCTGTTATATCTTCTATTCCACTAATGTATCCACCAAATCCTAAAGCAGAACTAGCACCTTGTGATACTCCTCCTAAAGCTCGCCTAGAGGTATTCATATCTGCTACTTCAGTCCAGTTTGTTCCATTCCAAGCTTCGTTTAGTTTTACCACACCTGGCGAACCTCCACCAAAAACTAAAGCATCTGTTTGAGATCCTCCACTACCTACACCACTTCTTGCTGAGTTCATATCATTTACTTCTGTCCAGTTAGATCCATTGTAAGTTTCTGTGCTTCCAACCCATGTAGTAGTATATCCACCAAAAGCAAGTCCTGCTGTTTGAGTTCCAGCAGATCCCAACTGACTTTGTCTAGCAGTATTTAAATTTCCACTCGTAGACCAAGCATTAGTAACAAATTGTCTTTGAGTTTTTAATTCTTCTGTTGTAGTGTTATACCAAACTTGACCATCAACTGGATTTGTTGGATCCGAAGTCACCACTTGTATATCTGTTCCGTGTAATTCTTTATAAGTTGCCATATTAATCTACTGTCTCCGTTATAATTCCGTCAGCATTCCATTCTTCTGTTGCTCCTGTTGGTCCTGGGTTTTCTCCACCAAATGCTAGTGCGGCTGTTTGTGATCCTGAACTTCCATGAGTAACCACTGCTGAATTCATAGCAGTTTGATTTGTCCAATTAGTTCCGTTCCAAGATTCTGTTTTAGCTGAAAATGCTTCAGTTGGTGTTTCTCCACCAAATGCTAAAGCTGCTGTTGAAGTTCCTGCTGCACCAGGACCTTGAGTAGCAGTATTTAAATCTTGAACTTCTGTCCAATTAGTTCCGTTCCATAACTCTACATTAGCATGAGCAGGAGTAGGCGCACTTTCTCCACCAAACGCTAATGCGGCCGCGGTTGTTCCCGCTCCCCTAATAGCAAGTCTTGCTGTGTTTAAATCATTTAATTCTGTCCAGTTTGTACCATTCCATATTTCATTAATTGCTATTTCTCTTGGGCTTCCTACACCACCAAATGCTAAAGACGCTGTTTGAGTTCCTACTGCTCCCATATCACTTTTTGCAGTATTCATATCAGTTATTTCTGTCCAACTAGTACCATTCCAAGATTCATTTAAGTCTTGTGTAGAATCAGTTGATCCACCAAAAGCTAAACCAGCTGTTGTAGTTCCTGTTACACCTGGACCATATCTTGCTGTATTAAGATCATTTACTTCACCCCAAGCTGATCCATTGTAAATTTCTGTTGCTCCTGTTAGATCCCCTGGTGGAGTTTCCCCACCTACAGCTAAAGATGCTGTTTGAGTTCCTGTTCCTCTAAGATGAATTCTAGCACCATTTAAACTACCACTCGTAGCCCATGCCCCTACTGCAAAATTTTGATTCCATTCTTCAGCTAATGCTGTTTGAGCGGTACTATCACCTGGACCACCACCTGCTGCTATAGCGGCCGCTGATGTGCCTGTTCCTCCTACTGCTTGTCTTGCAGTACTTAAATTAGATGATTCAGCAAAATTTGTTCCGTTCCAAACTTCTGTGTTTGATGTGACGCTATTATCATTAAGACCTCCCCCAACAGCTAAACCTGAAGTGCTAGTAGTTCCTATTCCTCCTGCTTGTATACCATATCTTCCCAC